TAATACAAGCAAGTTTGAAAACGGCTTTATGCCATCGGGTATTTTACAATTCTTTGGTTCAATGACATCGGCGGAGGCAAAGAGCCTTGTAGAAGGTATTGAATCAAAGTTTACAGGAATGGGAAATAATCACAAGTTATTCGTTCAAGTATTAAGAGATGAAAAATTAAAAGCAAATTGGATTCCAACCTCAAAAGAAAATGAAGGGGAATTTTTAAACCTTCAAAACCTTGCAGCCTCAGCCATTGTCGTCGCTAATCGTTGGTCAAAGTCCTTAGCTGGTTTTGCAACGTCGGGACAACTTGGAAGCAATCAACAAATAAGACAAGAGATGGAATACTTGCAAAATACGGTAATTAAGCCACGGCAAAACCTTTTGTTATCAAAGATTATTAACCCTTTCTTAAAAGAAATTGGTTTATACAATCCAGCATTCATTGACGTGACGTTTGGTATTTCCAACACTTTACCCGTGTCTTTTATGGGTGATGTTGCAGTTGAACAAAATCTTTCATTAAACGAGAAAAGAGAAATATTAGGGTACGCACCCGTAGAAATAGAACAAACAACCCCAACCAATGAGCCAATTAATACAACCGAGTGAAGTAATAGCTGGAGGGGTTGCACGTCCAACACCAGCCGACATAAGACTTGATAAAAGCCTTATTAGCCCACATATTCAAGATGCTGAGTTTCGTTGGATTGTTCCCGCCATTGGATTAACCTTATATGATTCAATGGTGACAGACAAGGGAAGTTCAACCGCATTTACATCGACGTCTTATCAGGACATTTGGGATAAACAATTAAAATCCTTTTGCGCTAATGCCGTTTTATATGAAGCTTCGCCTTACATGGTCATGCAACTTGGTTCAAATGGTTTATATACTTTAGATAATGAGTATGGGCAAAACGTCGGGGTTGATGGTTTAAAATTTTATCAAGATACTTTGTTACAAAGGTTGGACGTAAAGAAAAAAAGAATTAAAGATTTGCTTTGCAATTACACAACACCTTTGACCGCCTTTATTCCCAGCGCTATCGGTTGTCCTGAGTCGACTTGCGACGAACACGAAGAAGAGATTAAAGACATTTACAATACTTTAGGCATTGTGTTATGATAGAGAAACCAAAAAAAGAAAGACGTTTCCTTAAAACTTTAGGGAAAATCGGTGAAATATTATTACAGGAGGTTTTATTAAAAGTGGGTAGTAATTTGGTTAAAAGGATTGGAGGTAAAAAAACATTGCCTTCGATTCTTTTTTTATTTATTTCTATTTCCATTTTTGCTCAATTCCCAAACACAGGCAATAAGCAAAGATTAGGTTTTCAAACGAGCGCAGACGGATTGGTTTGGAGGGGTTCAATTTCCGATACCGCAAGCATCCAGCCTGTATCAAATCAAAACGCATGGGTTATCCTTGACACCGTTAACCTAAAATTATATTCATTTGATTTTACTTCCAATGTTTGGAATCAATTACCATCGGGCTCAACAGTTGACACAACATCATTAAGTAATAGAATTAATTTAAAATTAAATATAAGCGATACGGCGGCAATGCTTTTGCCTTATGCTAAAAAAAGTTATGTCGATACGGCTGGCAGATTTTACGCGCGTCAAGACTTTACAAATGTTTCTTCCTCAACCTTGACATGGACACAAACGGACACATTAGTCCCAGCTGGTGTAAACGTGATTCAAGTTTACCGTAATGGTCAAATACTTTTGCCAACTCAATACACTATACCAACTAATGCTTCAGTTGTCATTGGTTCGACGGCTTTTAAGTTAGGTGAAAATTATACAGTTATTTTCCCTAAAGGTGGCGGCGGTGCTGGTAGTGGTGGTTCGGGTTCATTAACCTCAATTTCTGGAGGTACAGGAATAACTGTTAGTCCTAATCCAATCACAACCACGGGCACGGTATCGGCTGACCTTACCGTTTTAATGGAATTATCTGATACGGTTACGTTATCAAATAGAATAAATAATAAGGTAAATATTTCAGATACGGCTTCAATGCTTCTTCCTTATTTCCGTGACGCTGATACCTCTTCATTGAATCTTACTTCCAGATTTGCATTAAAATTAAATGCAGCAGACACGGCTTCATTGTCCTCAAGAATAAACACTAAGGGAACGGTATCAAGCGTTGCAACGGGCTTTGGCTTGCTCGGTGGAACAATAACTACGACGGGAACTTTGCGTTTAGACACAACCACAATTTATGAAAGGTTACAGGATTCGATAAACGTTGCCATTGGGAATGATACTATTAAGATTTTAAAACAAGAATATAACGCAGCTTCTACAAGTGTTTTGACGTGGACGATTACACCGAAGTTTCCAATTCAATTAAAGGCGTATATTTTAGTGTTCAGGAATGGTCAACTTTTAAATAATGACCAATATAATTTAACTGACACAAATAAAATTACCATTGTTTCAACCTCATTTAAAATAAGTGCAAATTATACCGTCGCTACGGTTAGCGGCATTGGTTCTATTGGTACGGGTGTTTTTCCAAATCCTATTTACCCTGAGGCTGGTATTGCCTTGTCAACGGGTAGCGCTTGGGCTTCTTCAATTACAAATAATTCAAGTAATTGGAATATTGCCTATAATGATAAAATAAACAATGCGGCTTTTACGGGAACAGATACAAAGACATTGACTTTAACCCAGTTAGACGGTGGAACATTAACGCCAACGTTTATTGATTTGCAAGGGGTGACGGGTGTAACTGCTGGGACGGGGTTAACGGGAGGTACAATAAGTACAACGGGCACGGTGGCGGTTGATTTTGCCGTGGTTGCGCCTTTGGTAAATCCAACCTTTACAGGTACGGTTGGAGGTATTACTAAATCTATGGTTGGTTTAGGAAATGTAGATAATACGTCAGATGTAAATAAACCAATATCAACCGCAACACAAACGGCACTTAATTTAAAATTAAATATTTCTGATACGGCTTCGATGTTATTACCATATTTTAGGGATAACGACACAACCTCATTAAACCTTACAAATAGATTTAATACTAAGTTAAATATATCTGACACAACCTTAATGCTATCTAAATATTTAAGACGTGCAGACACAACACTATTAAACCTTACTTCCAGATTTGCAACTAAATTAAATATTTCTGATACATCTTCGATGTTAACTCCTTACTTTAGGGATAATGATACTACTCAATTAAACTTAACTTCCAGATTTGCAGCAAAGCAAAATACTTTGACTAACCCAGTTACGGGAACGGGAACGACAAATACTTTGCCATTATTTACAGGCACATCTACTTTAGGTAATTCCGTTATTCAAGAAAGCAGCGGAAATATTGGCATAGGTGTAGCCCCAATAGCAAATCTTACTTTTGACGTAGCTAAAAATATTTTATTAAAATCTGGCAGTACGGGAATTGCATCTGTTTTGTTTTCAGAAACAGGAACTCCATCTTCTACCGACGTTGAATTTGGTGGCATTCTAAGATATAATGGTAGTCTTGATAGAATGGAATTAGTAACAAGAGATAATTTAGGTGGTTCAAATGTTACGAATACAGGCTTAACAATGGATAGGATTACAGGAAATATTGGTTTATTAAAACCTACAACTATATCCTCAACCTTAACCGTCACAGGCGCAATAACCGAAAACGGTAACAATGTACTTACCAATCTTGACACGGCATCGTTATCAAGTCGGATTGATGCAATAAACTCAGGTGGAAATCAAATTGCAGCAAATAATAATACAAGTCAAACAATAAGTAATTTATCTGGAATAAGTAATTACTATTTAGGCATTACAAGTGATGTAACTATTACTATTACGTTGCCTTCTCCATCTTTAAATAACAATAAAATGATTACTATTAAAAATACTGGCACGGGTGCGGTTAATTCTGCAAGTTCAAATGTTCAGCCTCTTAAAGACCCAGCACCACCAAATACGCTTGTAAATACAAATGAAATACTTTTATCTGGTGGAGGCAAATGGACTACAATGGTAAGTAATGGATTTGAATGGGTAAAGATGGCTGGTAATTAATAACTAAAAAACAAAAAACATGAAACAACTCCTTTTTCTTTTCCTCTTCCTTTTGCCTTGCCTTGCATTGGCACAATACCCAAGTAACGGTAATCAAAAGATAACATTGGGAGAACAGAGTAGTGCCGATGGGCTTGTCTATCGGGGACTTGCAGCTGATACTACTCGCAAGCCTTCCATTGATACAATGGCATATATTATTTTAGATACGGCAACAAATATTCAATGGCATTATAAAAAAGCGGTAAGTAATGCGTGGGTAAAAATAGGAGGAACAACGGTTAGCGGAACAAGTGGACAGGTAGCCTATTTCGATGGCACTACATCAGTCACGGGTGACGCGGGGTTAATTTATTCGGCTGCAAATAAAACTTTAGGTATAAATACAACCACCACATCGGGTGCTAATTTGATTATAAAAAATAGTGAAGAGCCTGCAAGAAGCACATTTTTAGCATCGCAAACTTTTGGAGCTGATACGACAAATTGGACACGCGGAACAGGATGGACATTTAATGGTACACTTGCGGTAGCAACGGCAGCAACGGGAAATTTGACTTATACAACCTTGCCTGATACCATTATATCTGGTAGGGGTTATGAAATAACATATACACAAAGTGGCTATTCATCAGGTACGGCAACCATAGCATTAGGCGATGTTACTTTAGCTATTCCTCAATATAATGTGACTGCTAATATTATCCTTTTATCCCCAACTACTGCAACAGGTGGATTCCGTATAACTACATCAACATATACTGGTAATTTAGATAACATTTCAATAGTTGAAATTACAGGCAATGCATCTGTTATTTTTGCTGGACAAGATGATAGTGGAACTACACAATATAATCAATTAAGAATGCCTAATTCAACGACATTAGCTTTTGGTTCTGGCGGTAGAAAGACAACAGGGATAAATAATGTATTTATTGGAAGTAATGCAGGAAATGCAAATACAAATGGTTCAGGTAATAATTTTTATGGAGCAAATGCTGGTTTTACAAATACAACTGGAGTTAACAATAATTTTTTTGGAGTAAATACTGGACAATTTAATACCATAGGTGGTAACAATAATTTTTTTGGAAGTAGCGCAGGAAATGCAAATACAACTGGAAGTAACAATAATTTTTTTGGAAGTAGCGCAGGAAGTGCGAACACAACAGGCAGTAACAATAATTTTATTGGTAATAGTGCGGGAAATGCGAACACAACAGGCAGTAATAATTTTATGTTTGGTTCAAATGCTGGTCTACTAAATACAACAGGTACAACAAATATTTTTTTTGGAGTAGGAGCTGGAAATAAAAATTTAACAGGAACAAACAATAATTTTTTTGGACAATCGTCAGGAAGAAATAGCAAAAGTTCATTTAATATAGCTATTGGCAATAGTGCTTTAGGTAATCTAAATGATTTAGATACATTAACAGGTAATAGTAACATTGCTATTGGTCAAAGTGCAGCTGATAATATTAGATTTACGGCATCTAATAACGTTGCTATAGGTAATAGCATTGACTTGCCTGTTCAAGATGGGTCAAATCAAGGCGTTTATCAAAATGCTTTATTTATAACTGGCGCAAGTGGAACAGGAACAACCGTTGCGGGTAGTGTGGGTATAGCAGTAAACACTCCCACCGCACGCCTTCACCTTATTGCAGGCACAGCCACCGCTTCAACCGCACCTTTAAAATTTACAAGTGGTACAAATCTCACAACTGCTGAAGCTGGAGCAATGGAGTTTAACGGAACAAACCTTTTCTTTTCCCCATCCACAACAAGACACACAGTTAACCACGGCTTAGCAGGTTCGGCAACGCTCGATTTTCCTTCGACTTTAACAATGTTATCTGCTGATTTAACAATAACAGTAACAGGCGCGTCAGATGGTGACGTTGTTTCCCTTGGTGTTCCAAATGCTGCCGTGAATGCCAATACAAGTTATTCAGCGTGGGTATCGGCATCTAATACAGTGACTGTAAGATTTAATAACTATTCGAATGGAACAGTTAACCCAGCATCAGGCTCATTTAAAGTTTTTGTAACTAAATAAAAAAATAAACATGAATAAGATTTTAATTTTATTGGCTTTTTGTACAAGCGTTTTAAATGCTCAATCGCCTGTTTTTGACACGGCTTATGTCATTTCACAGAATAGCAAATTTTACCTTTTAAACAGGATTGAATACGATGATGATTCGTACTATGAAAAAGTTACAATTATTGGCGATACCGCTCAATTTTACTTATCGGCTTTACAGAAATTTGAAAGTACGGCAAATAGCTTTGCTAACTTTGTAAATGGCTCATATTTCTATTCAAAAGAAATAACAGGTGCAATAAGGGAGAATAATGGTATTACGCAAATTACAGGCAAAAGTCCTATTGATTCATTGGGGTTGCAAACCTTTGAACATTTAAGCGATTCTACTTTTAGGTGGACAATAAACACAGGCACGGGAGCAATTCCGATAACATGGAACAAAGCGGCTAATGGCTCTTTGCGTTACACGGTGCAAGGCTCAACTGCAAAAGTGTTATATGGTTTTGGCAAATCATTAATACGTTTAACTGGATTTCCAACTACGGGAAATTTCTTAGATTTGTATTGGGATGAAGGAAGAAAATTATATGTATCACAAGATGGAAAAAGTATTGTTAGACGTTTAGTTTTAAACCGATGAAAGCAATAATTTACAACATTTTTAAACTTGGTTACGATGGGATTGCCTATTCCATTTGTTGCGGAGTTATATTCTCGTTTTTCCTACCCATCAAACATTTTTTGATTTTTACAATCTTTGTAGTTTTTGCAGACACGGTCACGGGAATCATGGCGGCAAGGAAAAGGGGAGAGCCTATAACAAGCAAAGGGCTTTATCGCACATCTCAAAAGGTGGTGACCTATTTCTGCGGTATCATGATTTTTCACGGGGCAAGTATTACTTTCCAACTTCCATCGCAGATAACCTATTCTGTAAGCTTTATCATTGCAGCCACGGAATTGTTTAGTATTTCGGAAAATATTAAATCCATAACTGGAACAAATATTGGTACAATTATTCTTAGATTTTTCAGACGTTAAAACAAAATAAAATGGAAACTAATTTTAAAGAAGTTTTAAAAAATGCAGATACAATTTCCAGTCCTTTAGGTTCAGTGAGTTGTTACGCTTTTAATTTTGCGGAACTTGCACAAGAGGTAAATGTACTTCTTACTGATGATGGAAAAAAGGTCAAATTTACATGGCGAGAATATGTTAAACTTGCTCAAATCATTTGGGATAAAATCAAGGAGACAAGCCGCGAATGTGCTGGGAAGGAGATTATAGTTACCGTACCGCCTAAATTTTCTTTGATTTCCGCAGCTTTTTCGCTTATCGGATTTAAATTATAGGCGCAGACAGAATCGCTACCTTATGCACCTAAGAAGGGGGTCTATTGATTTAGACTCCCTTTAAAAATATATAAATATGAAAGCAAATAAATTTTGTGTATTTCTTGATGCTGGACACGGCGGCATTGACGATAAAAAGAAATTACCCTATAATTACACAACTTACCCGTCTAAATGCTTCCAGCATAACAACTCAATGTTTCATGGCTACGGTTGGTTTTTTGAAGGCGTGTTTAACCGTGAAGTCGCTGCAAAGATTGAGCAGTATTTAAAGGACTGGGGAATGTCGGTTATCAATGTGTATGACCCCGTGATTGATGTTAGCCTTACCAAGCGTGTAGCAAAGGCAAACATGAACGCCCAGAACTATGAGGCTTCGTTGTACCTAAGTATCCATGGCAACGCGGCAACGCCAACGGCAAGGGGTTTTGAGGTGTTCACATCAAAGGGACAAACAAAGGCTGATATTTACGCCACGTTTCTTTTCAATGAGGTCAAAGAGGCATTTCCTAAATGGGTTTATAGAATGGATACTATCGACAATGACCCAGACAAGGAAGCTAATTTCTTTGTCCTGAGCCAAACAAATATGCCAGCCGTGTTATCTGAAAATGGGTTCTTTACCAATTACAAAGACGCGTTGATGATGTTCGACCAAGTCTTTCAGAATACATTGGCGCTTTGTCATGCCCGTGCGGTGGTTGATTATGCAAAGACTCAAGGGGTTACGTTTTAAAATGGAAAGGGTTGACGCAACTGCCAACCCCGATTTCA